CGTATGTTAGCCGGGGAAACAACCGGCGTTAGCGGTAAGTCTTTAATAGAACTAGGCATTGTTAGTCATAAACAAGGAACGGCTTTAATGAAGGCCGGAGTACCATCGCCGGTGTTTAGTAATTACGATCCCGCCTTAGCCGCAGAGTTTGATTACAGCCCGGAAAATATAGCAGGAATCCTAGCAGGATCTCACTACATGGGTCCTAGGTATACGGGCCCACCTATTGATCCAGCATCTGAGCCACCAACTCTGGCTGACTTAGCCAAAAGTGATCCGGCAAGCTATAACGCTATTATGAGTTCAATGGCAAGACCCCCAATGCCTGACCCCAACGCATTGCCCTATATAGCACCTATTGATTATAGTGGACTTAGTTATAATCAAAGTGGCGGCGGTAATCAAGGTGGTGGCGGTGCTGCAAGAAAAGCAAATGGTGGCGGCGTTATGAGTTTGTACCCTAATTATTAAAGGTATTTTAAATGGCAGATGAAGATAAACCGATAGCTTCTTTAATAGAACGTCAAGGCATGAGCCCTGATGGAGAAATAGTAGAAGAATTAGAAATTGAAGCTTTAGTTAGCGATATTCCTATGGACATGCCAGAAGACATTGAAATTATAGAAGAAGATGACGGGGGTGTAACACTGGACTTTGATCCTATGAGCACGGCTCGCGAGTCAGAAAACTTTTATGACAATCTTGCTGAAGATATGGATGATCGGGAATTAGGTTCTATTGCTGGTGATTTACTGTCTGAATATGAATCTAACAAAGCCTCTCGGTCTGATTGGGAAGAAGCTTACTCTAAAGGTTTAGAGTTACTTGGCTTTAAATACGAAGACCGAACTGAACCGTTTCGTGGCGCTACTGGAGTAACCCACCCTATTTTAGCCGAAGCTGCTGTGCAGTTTCAGGCACAAGCTTTTAACGAATTGTTACCTTCTGGCGGACCGGTGCGAACCGTGGTTCTTGGCGCACCTACTCACGCTAAAGAAGACCAAGCGGTACGTGTACGTGATTTTATGAATTACTACATTACTGATGTAATGGAAGAATACACACCTGAGTTTGACCAAATGTTGTTTTATTTACCACTGGCGGGCTCTACTTTTAAAAAGGTTTATTACGACGAAGGTTTAGACCGAGCCGTTTGTAAGTTTATTCCGGCTGAAAATTTAATTGTACCGTATGAAGCTAATGACTTAGAAACGTGCCCTAACATTACGCACGTAGTACGTATGTCTTTAAATGACTTACGCAAAAAACAATTGTCTGGATTTTACCGCGACATCCCCGTTATCCCTGCTCAAGACGATACGGATAGTGTTAGCGCTGAAATGGACAGCATTAACGGGACACAACCCTCTAACATTGACTATGATTGTACTTTGTTAGAGTGTCACGTTGATTTAGATTTACCCGGCTTTGAAGAAACTGACGAGGATGGCGAAGCTACTGGTATTAAAATACCGTACATTGTTACCGTTAGTGAAGATAATGGTCAGGTGCTTTCTATTCGTAGGAACTATCGCGAGGAAGACGAACTTAAACACAAAATACAATACTTTATACACTACAAGTTTCTCCCAGGCTTTGGTTTCTACGGACTAGGTTTAATCCACACTATCGGTGGATTGTCTCGAACGGCAACGGCTGCTTTAAGGCAGTTGATTGATGCTGGGACATTATCTAATTTACCGGCTGGTTTTAAAGCTCGCGGTCTAAGGATTAGAGACGATAATGAACCCCTGCAACCGGGGGAATTTAGAGATGTAGATGCTCCGGGTGGAGCTATCCGAGACAGCTTAATGGCGTTGCCATTTAAAGGTCCGGATCAAACTTTGTTTCAACTGTTGGGTTTTGTAGTAGATGCCGCCCAACGTTTTGCCACTATTACTGATTTAAAAGTAGGTGACGGTAATCAAAATGCTCCGGTAGGTACTACTATCGCTATGTTAGAGCAGGGTACTCGAGTAATGAGCGCCATCCATAAACGTCTGCATTATGCTATGCGTGTTGAGTTTAAACTTCTCTCTAAAGTTATGTCCGATTACTTACCAGAAGAATACCCGTATAGTGTGGCGGGTGCGGACCAATCTGTAAAACGTTTGGATTTTGATAATCGTGTAGATATTATGCCCGTCTCTAATCCCAACACATTTTCTCAAGCACAACGTATAGCGGTAGCTCAAACAGAAATGCAGTTAGCTATGCAAGCTCCTGAAATACATAATATTCCTGAAGTATATCGTCGCATGTATGAAGCGTTGGGTGTACGGGATGTGGACAAGATTTTAGTTTCACATACAACAGATAAAGCTGAACCGCGGGATCCGGCACAAGAGAATATTGATTCTATGGAAGGTGTACCGTTAAAAGTATTTAAAGGTCAAGAACATCAAGCACATATTACCGCTCACCTTATTTTTGGAAGTTCGCCTATGATTGCACAAATGCCAAAACTAGCTATGGATTTACAAAAACATATAATGGAGCACGTTAAGATTCAAGCCGAAGAAAAAGCCGAGGCGGCTATGCAACAGCAACAGATGGCCCCACAACAACAACCTTTAAATGGTGTTCAACAAGCGGCTCCGCAAAACATGATGCCGCCACAAACAATGGCTAACGGAGGAGATGTAGAAGCTCCAAGAAGCATGGAGTTTGAATCCTTAAAAGCACAATTTATTGCACAGGGTATGCAAGAAGTTAAAGCGTTAAGTCAGCAACTAGCCGGCGGTGGTCAAGAGAAACCGGATCCTTTAATTGGTCTTAAACAGCAAGAGTTAGCTATTAAAGAACAACAAGTAAAAGGCAATTTGTCTAACGACCAGCAAGAACTAGCGTTTGATAGAGAACGTTTAGGTCAACGGTCTTCTGAGTTTCAACAACGTATTGCAAGCCAAGAACGTCAAACCGGAGCTAGAATACAGGCCGCGCAACAACGCGAAATGATGAAGCAAAGGAACCAGTAGTGGTTGCTATAACCGCAGCGGCACGAACCGCCAAGTTAGCTGCGGATGCGGCTAAAAGAATAGCAGCAAAAAAGAAAGCAGGAACTTATGTTAAGCCTAAAGGATCGGTTAAACAATCTTTTAATGAACTACAGCTTATTAAAGTTAACAGGGAGTTAGCAGCGGACCGGGGTAAAGGCGCTACAAATGCTTTATTGAAGAAAAAACAAAATTTTACAGGTAAGGTTAAGGCTGATTTAGCTGCGAAAGGTGAAAAATTTAACAGCGTAAAGTATGAAAAATTTAACAAAGGCGGCGCCGTAAATAAAAAAAAATCTGGTGGCAAAGCTTTACGTGGTCATGGAAAAGTTATTAAATAAAAAAGGTAAAGATTATGAGTAAAGTACATATTATTAGCGGTCCCGGAGAAGATGCACCTAAACCTGTATCTAAATTGGTGATAGACGGTCAAGGCTCTATCCCTTATTCAACTATGGTAGAATCGAATGCACCCGATACAGCAAACGGTATTATGATTTCAGGTAAGAAAAAAGGAATGCGAGCTGCTTTGCGCGGGGGCAGTTTTAAAAGCTGTTAACATGGCTGCAAAAGATAGCAGGTTAAAAAACGCAGGAGTTAGTGGTTATAATAAACCTAAACGTACTCCCAGCCACCCTAAAAAATCGCATGTTGTTGTTGCTAAACAAGGCGATAAAATTAAAACTATACGGTTTGGTCAACAGGGTGTTAGCACTGCAGGTAAACCAAAAAAGGGCGAGTCTAGTAAACAAAAAATGAGAAGAAAATCATTTAAGGCTCGACATGGCAAAAACATAGCTAAAGGCAAAATGTCGGCAGCTTATTGGGCGGATAAAGTAAAATGGTAGAAAAAAAAGGTCTTTACTACAACATAAATAAAAAACGTGCGGAAGGTAGAAAAATGCGTAAGAAGGGTGCAAAAGGTGCTCCGACTGAAGCTGCTTTTGTACGTTCAGCTAAAACAGCGAAGAAAAAGAAAAAGAAAAAGAAAGGGAAAAAGAAAGGGAAATAACTGTGGAAAAAAAGAAAGTTCAAATAGAACTAGAAGTTGATACCCATACAGTAAACTCTAGTAGCAATCCTTTTTATAAATGGATTCATCTAGCCAAAACTGTAGATGCTTGGCGTATATTTCCCAGAGCTTTTGTTACGGTTTACATTGTATTGCTTTATAAGGTAGTTACTTGGTTTATGACAATCCCCGAACCTAACTTAGAACAGGCGGGCTTAGTTTCAGTGGTAACCGGGGCTATGGCAGCCGTGTTTGGAATCTACGCGGGCACTTCAGGCCAAAGCAAAAAGTTTAAAGGCGAGGATTAAATGCAAATTTATCTTACCGAATTTACTTATGATGGCAGAAGTTACGAGGGGCCTAAAATAATAGCTAAAAATTATGCGGATGCAGAACGTCAAGCAGAACACTATGAAGTATCTGTAGTAGGTGTACTTGATATGATTATTGCAGAGGACAGTTTAAGCAAATGGAACAGGGTTTTACACTAATAGCCGAACTAGGTTTTCCCGTAGCCGGTGGGTTAATAATGGCTTACTTTATATTTCTTGTAATGAAGCAGTTAATGGATGGTTTGGTAAGCGAAATACAAACCGTACAAGCTATATCTAAGATGCTTATCACCAGAGCTTCAACCATGAATAACGATATGATACGCATAGACACCAGTGTTTCTAGTGCGTTAAACCTGTCGCCTGATCTTGACAGAATAGCTAGAGCAGAAAACTTTGTTGAGGATGGTAAGATAGATGCAAGGCGAGATTAATGGATATAGTACAGGTAGTTTCAGAGTTTGGTTTTCCTGTCGTAATGGTAGTAGGGCTTGGTTATTTTGTTTACTTTGTATGGCAAACAATCACGAATAAAATTGATCCAGCCGTACAAGAAATGAAGGTAACTATTATAAGGCTTACTGACCAATTACGGCTCTTAGACCAAGATATGATAAGATTACAACAAAAAGTAAATACGGTGTTGGAGTTAAAAGAAAACAATGACAACAAAAAACCCAAACAATAACCGGTTATTATTAATAAGCGGAATTATATTACTGTCTTTCTTGTTTAAAACTACTGAAGCTAACACAATTGTTTTTCAATTTAAAAACCCAGCGTTTAATGGTATTGGTACATCGGCTCATTATTTAACTGTTGACGAACAAGAAGCCTCGCGAAAGCTAAAAATAGCTGAAGACATTCAATCGGCTATTGACGAAGCAGCAAGAGAGCTTGATAACACAACGCTTGCAAAATTTGTAAGAAACCTAGAGTCAAGGATATTTAGTCGTTTAAGTCAAGACCTTGCTGAATCATTGTTTAACGACGAGGGTGGCACGGGGGGCTCTATTGATTTAGAGGGGAACACTATTAATTTTTTAAACACCGGCACAGAAATTGTCTTGACAATTCTTGACATAGACGGCGTTACCACAGAAATTAGAATTCCTATAAATTCCTTTGGGATTTGTGCAGATGCGCCATGCGCGCCTTAGTCTTAGCATTTTTTCTTTACGGTTGCGCACCACTTGCTGTAATTGGAGACAAGGAAGGGCCCATAATAGAAAGACCTTCTTTAAGTTCCTTAGTTAACCTTCCTGCACCAAAACAAAAAGCAGTAATTTCTGTTTATAAATTTCCCGATTTAACGGGACAACGTAAAGACGCAGATAACATGGCTTTGTTTAGTACCGCTGTAACCCAAGGTGGTGATTTATACCTTATTGAAGCTTTAATGAATGCCGGTCGGGGTACTTGGTTTACTGTGATAGAAAGAATTGGTTTAGCCAATTTAACCAGGGAGCGTCAATTAATAGTTAATACTAGAACTACTTACGACGGGGAAGGGGCTAATAAATTACAGCCTTTGCTTTACTCCGGTTTAATTATGGAAGGCGGTATAATTTCTTACGACAGTAATTATTTAACCGGCGGTATTGGCGCAAGATACTTGGGTATTGGCGTTAATAACCGTTACAGGCGAGATCGTGTTACAGTATCTTTACGAGCCGTGTTGGTACAGACAGGTGAAATATTACTTAACGTGTCAACCAGTAAAACAATATTTTCAGCAGGGGCCGGTTCTGATGTTTTTAAATTCTATGAAGCAGGGACAGAATTAGTTGAGATAGAGTCGGGTTTAACCGAAAACGAAACTGTGGGGTATGCAGTAAAAATTGCAATAGAAACCGCAGTTTACGCATTAATAATACAAGGGATTGAACTTGATATGTGGGATTATAAAGAAGGGGAATAAAATGAAGATTTACAATGCAATAATGTGGAGTGCGGTATTTCTAGCTTTTGTTGTTTCAGGGACTATAGCATTAGGCGCAAATAACAGTATATATATTACCCAATCTGGTACAGCATTGACTATGAATATAGATCAAATAGGTAACAGCAACGTAGTGGGTACAACAGGGACAAGAGCCACTTTCACAGGTACTACAATAACCGTTGATGTTGACCAGACAGGGGACTCGAATACGTTAGCCGCTACGGTAGCTCAAGGTAATAATACGAGCTTCACCGTTAATACGACAGGTGATAGTAACGTATCAAGTATCGTGGGCGGGGGTTCAGGTGATATAGCGGGCACTGACTTTGACTATGCCGCCACTGGAGACTCTAATGTTTTAACTTTTGTGCAAGGAGCAAGTGCGGCGGCTACATCGGGTAATCAAGATTTCGCAGTTACAGGAACATCTAATGACGTTAATGTCAGATGTGAAGTAGTTGGGTGCGTAAATAGCTGGACAGTGAGCGGCAACTCTAATGATATAGATACTACCCAAACGGGGAACGCGAACCACTCAATTACAGGTGTCATTACAGGAAACAGTAATAACATTGACGTTGACCAAACAAACGCAGG